GGGTGGTGAGGGAGAAGGTCACATCGTAGGCCATGCCGGCGACGATGATGTTGTTGATCCCGGTGACCATGTCGCTGTCTGCGCAAGCGATGTTGCTGCATTCGAAGGTGGCCTGGGAGAACGAAGGGGCGGCGAAAGCCAATGCTGCGAGCGCGAGAATGAAGCGCATGTCGGTCCTCTGTGTTCCGTGAGGGTGGTACCGGCAGGCATGATCCCCGATTGGCGGTGAAATTGACAGTGGCGGGGGTCGCAGGGCCGATTCTGTTATGTTTAATTTATGGCCAAGGCCAAGCTGACCAAAGAAGAAAGGCTGGTGCAGGAGCAGATGCTCGCGCTATTGGAGTACGCGACGGAGCCGCCGCACATGCGCGCCAGGTTGCACGACATCGGGTCGCTGAAGGCCTCTCAGGAGGCTGCCAAGCGGCTGCAGGCACGGGGTGTGATCGAGATGGATGAGCGCCGACAGAAATACCGGCTGAAGGGTGGGTAATGAAGCTTGAGGAGAATGCCATGAGCATAGGCGCCGATCTTCCCTTCATTGCATCATGGCGAGGTGGCAACTATGAGTATTCGACAGCGGACGGAATTTTGACTATCGATCCGCCGCTGGATAGGACTATGGGTTCTTGCTGCATCGGGCTTCCTAGGAACGCGTTATTCGACGGCTCGTTGGCAGGTTTCTACTTCACAATCATGTTCAGCGCATCGAAGGGTCGATTGTTTAAGGAACTTCGGTGGGAGGGAAAATGAAGCGGCGGGACTTTCTGGCGGGTTTGTTGACGGGGGCAGCTGGGCTGTTGGTGCCGGCGCGGACGATATTTCTGCCGCCGCGTGGCGGGTGGGATCTTACGGGCGAACGCAGCGGTTATTGGCCAGCGCACTACCTGGCGCCGATGGATCTCAACGATGGCGACTACGCCGAGATTGATATGGGCGAAATTCCTGCTGGCGCGATAGATCTCTATGGTGCGGTCCACACCCAGATTCTCTGGCATTTCGACGACGACAGCCTGGTAAGCGTCTCGGCTGCTTACACTTCCAACACCGGCGAGGCGATAGGGGATCCGAGAATTGGCCGGACGTTCATAGAGCGGCCGGTTCGACGAACCATAGGCAGTCGACGCGCTTAAGCCCGGGTCTCCCAGGGTACGGGTCCCAAACGATCTTGCCGCCCTCGGCAACGACGCAATGTTCCTCGGCCGCGCCACCCAGGTGGCCGACCATCAGCCCGCACATGATGTATTCCTTGAAGGCGACGGCGCTGCGTTCGCTGATGTGGTGAGCGAGCACCAGGCGCAGGCCGGCGCGGCTCTCAAGCCAATAGCGGAGCTCGTACGCGTAGGCGAGCGGGTTGAAGCAGGTTTGGTCTGGCAGGGCGTCGATCGGCATGTCGAGGATGCAGGCGACGCAGGTTTGAAGGCAGTTGCCGGGGTCGATGGACGACTGGCGGTGGCGGATCATCTGACCAATAGGAAGCCCGTGATCTGGACCTCCGAGAGCTTGCCGTCTGAGTAAGGGGCTATGCGGAAGGTCATGCCGACGGTGAATGGGATCCCGCCGCAGCCGCTCCAGTCTCCCTTCGCCGGATGGCTGGCGTCGACGGGAACGCGAAAGGCCCACGGTGTGTCTTTGGCGAGCTTGTCCTTGGTGTCGTAGAACTCCACCCAACCTGGCGCACCCGGGTTTGAGAAGTAGAACGAGACCAGCGCGCCAGGCGTGTGTTTCACGGGGAACACATCACGATCCGCCTGCCCGCCCACGGTCACCCGCGTAAGCCGCTCCTGCGCGACCACGACACGCAGGTTGCCGCCGCAGTCGAGGGAGAGCGTACCCACTGTCCCGTCGCGCAGCGCCGGCGCCACGCCTTCCACAGCGCCCCCCACGGGCAAGAGTGAGCTCGCCCCACGATCGAACTTGCCAGAGGTATCAATCCGCGTCTCGGCGATGTTGATGCTGCCCTTGAGGGTCGACAGGTGGCCGCGGATCGGAATGCCGTCCTCGAGGCTGACCGGTACGGGTAACCCACCCTTGTCCAGCACGTGGAGCACGACGGCATCGTATTTCGCCGGCGGCGACGGCGCTTCTCGTTCACTCACGCTTCAATCTCCTCTTCACCAAGTCTTTGAACCAATCGATGACGGTCTTGGATGGGTCGAGATCCTCGGCGACCTCGATTCGGCCTGCCGGCTCCTCCTGGGGTTTATCCGGTGCGGAATCCAGGAGCTGCTCGGCCATGTGCTTAAAATAATCGCTGTCGTCCGTCGCCTTGGTCTTCGTCGGGCGGTCGTTGCGGTTCATTTGGCGGGAGCTGGGAGGTCGCGTTTTTGGAAGTTGCGGTCCGCGATAGCCAATCGACTAGCGACTTGCACGATGGTGTCGAGTTCGGGGCCGATGTCGACGCCTTGTGAAGGGCTTCCTGTTTGCACATCTCGAACAGGAGCGGATCCGGGGATGGCTCCAGTTGGACCTTTTCCACTATCGGGGCCGCCTTTGGGCACTCCTGGCTGGCTATTACTCGCGATGCACACCCGGACAGGCTGCTCAGGGTGAGCAGCGCGGTAATCAGCAATGAGCTGCGCATCATGGTCACTTTGCTTGTCTGCATTGTCGGCTCGCTCCTGGTTGAGCTGGGTTTGTAGATCTGCCTTCTCTTTGGCAGCCGCGAGAGCTGCGGTGTCGGCGGCGACATCCTTCTGATGTTCGATGTGGCGCTGGTACCAAAGGATGAACACGATGGTCGCGATGGCAATGACGACGCCGGCGAGCTCAAGGTATCCGCGAATCGGGTTGGCGACGTCTTTGACGACTTCGGACGCAATGGTCATGCGATGTCTCCGTTGGTTACGAAACCGTGCCAATGCCCGCTTGCGCTGGCGTCTATTGAAGGAGTGATACTCATGGTCGCGAAGTCATCGCCGACACGATTCCAAGCGATCGACTTCTTGCACATGACGACGTTGTGGTAGCAGCCCTCGATCGGATCGGGGTGCTGGATTTGGCGCAGCGCCTCATAAACCAGCAGCCGGCTGCCGCCGCATCCTCGAAGGCCTTCTATGGGGTGATCACTTGGGATCCGAGGCAGGTCACCCGATGGCTTGAAGAAGCAGGTGAGCCAAGTGTCGCGGTTGGCTGCGCAGTGGGGGCAGAAAAACATGATCGCGACCTTCTGGCCGTCGAATTCAAGCCAGCGAGGTTCAAGATCCAGGAGGCGCATCGATTATCTCCCCGTCCCGAATTACGCCGGACCAATGGTCCTGGACTTTGATCCAGCGACCGATCTCCTCCGGAGGTGTCTCGAGGGTGAGCGTGTCAAATGTCTCGCCGCAGACGCGGACCGGGGCGCCGCGCTTGTAGTATTCCTCGGGCAGCCGGTCGAAAATGCGACCCATCACAGCCTCGGGGTCGATGGGCGGCCAGAACGAGAGCGCGATTCGCTTGCCGCGGTGATGTCCGCATGTCGGGCAGGGACCGTGAGTGCAATGCGGGCAAAGGAATGAGACGCCAAGCCAAAAGCTCTCTGGCGCTCGCCAATTGGTCAGCCCCACCCAGTGCGGCTCGAAAGCGGTGAGCTTCATTTGTCGGTGAAGAACCCGGCGGCGAAAAAACGAAATCCTAGTTTCGCGAGGTCCCAGAGAATCGCGCCCACGATTCCAAGTAGAACGTATTTCATTGCTTCTCCTCCGGAGGCGGCGCCGGTTTCCACCAGTTGCCGGTGCGCGTCGTGAAACTGATATCGAGCGAGCAGTCGCCGAAGCTCAGATGCAGCTTGTAAGCGCAGCGGCTGTGCGGCTTCGGCGACGGCTTTCTGGAATCAGGCACCTTGTCGAACGCGAACTTTTTGAGGCACTCGTCGATGATGTCCTCGGGGGCGCCGGCCTCATCCACCCACGGAACCGCGATCAGGTCGAAATCGGTTCCTACCGATCCATGTACCGCCAGCGCGTAACCGTGAGCGCGGAAGACTTCCGCCAGCTTTGGATAGAGACCGGCCGCATAGAACGGCCCGTTGTTCGCAGGCTTCATTGCGTATCACTCCTATCGGGCGGAGGTGTCTTCGACATGGGGTGCAGTGGCTCAGTCTTTTGGGTAATACCCAAGAGCTTGGCGATGCGCTCCACGAGTGACTCGATGCTGCGCAACATCCGTTCAAACTTGCCATAGTCGGCCGAGTACTGGCCGCGCAAGCCTTCTACAGAATCGGTGACCGGCTTGATCGGTTCGACCTTGTGCACGAGGATCTTGTCGACGACCGTCTGCATGTTGGCGTGCGCCAGGTCGTGGCGCGCATCGATCTCGCGCCGGTGCCTGATGTGCGAGTAGATCGCCGTCATGAGCATGACCAACAGCAATAGGATCCCCACCACCAAGACCAACGTCCATTGTTCCGTACTCATCTCGTCTCACTTGAACAAGAAATGCTTGATTGCTTCCCAGGCCGCAATGGCCAGCGCCGGGAGCACCGTATGTTTCAAATAGCGAGTCCATGCCTTTTTCTTCTGTAGGGCTTCCGCTGCCTTGGCCTTCTTGAGCTCGAGGAACATCCCCGTGCGCGTCAGCCAGTTCACTTTTTCTTGTTCGAGCGCGGTGACGCGCTTTTTAAGCAGGTGATTCTCGAACTCGAGGTCCTTTAGCCCCGCCTGTTGAATCGCGTCGACAAGATCCGCGCGCCCAGCGTCATAGAGCGCGTTCAGAACCTTCTGGGTGACGTTCGGGTTGAAGTCGTCGCCGGCCTTCTTCTGTGGCCACATACGTCACGTCGCCGGCGGCGGCTGCGTAGGCTGGCTGCGGTCCTTGTAAATTTTGACGATCGACGGTGCCACGAATGAAAGCATGTAGGCCGACACGTACCACTCGCTCAACCGGTCGTTGATCGTGAGGTAGACCATGATCCACGACATCAGCGCAAAGCTGCCGAGCGCCAGGCAGGCCGGCTTCGAGACCTGGCCGTCCTCCACGAGGAGAGCGTCCCAGCTGAACGGGCTCTTAGAACTGCGGCTCTTGCGCTCCAGCGTCCATAGGATGATGAGCACCGACAGCATGAGGATGAGCATCATGCCGTTCTTGGTGTTTAGGAACTCCCAGAACGCGAGGAACATGGTCAGTGCGAGGTTCACGCAAAACCGCCTCCATTTGCGGTGTATTGCCGGATGAGATCAGCTGATAGGCGCTGAGTCTGGGCCGCCGCATTCCCTGGCAGGCTCGCCCACGTGCCGCGGGCCGCGACGATCGCTGACCCAATCTGGCCGCCGACGATCAGGTCGTAAGCCCTGCAACGTCTCAAGATCTCGACGCAGCAAGCATCCTGCGATTCCTCGCTGAAGTCGTTGAGCTTGAGCGCAATCTTGCCTATTGACGCCCACGTTCCATGCGTGATCTGGAACGCGCCCGCCGCGGTCGACTTGCAGCCTGGAGACAGGCCTGCGTTGATGCACTCCTTGTCGGGCAGCAGTCTGCCCTTCCACTCACCGGTGAACCACGGATGATCCGAGAGATCCTGGATCACATGGTCGTAGTGGAAGCACGTCCTGTAGGGGTCGAGCGTCTCCTTGGTCTCGGCGTTGTAGTTCGTCGATTCCGACCAGATAAGCATCGCCAGGAACGCGGCGACGTTCTGGTTCATATCTTCTTGATGTCAGCCGCGATCGCCGCCGCCGCGGTTTCCGTACTGGTCTTGGCATTGCGCACTTCCGATGCCAGGTTCCTCACCTCGGTCACGAGGGCCTGGACGTCGGATTTGATCTTGGTGCCAAACTTGGCTTCAACCACCAGGCCGGCCAGGAAGCATGCGACGCCAACTGCAATTGTGAAAAACATATGCAAGTCTCCGTGTTGATGAATCAATGAACGTTTCCGAAACGCCATCCGACCATGACCAGGTCGCGTCCGTAGTTCGGCAACTTCGTGCCGTCATCGGACATGTGCGTGTAATTGATGGTGATGGGCCATCGCTGAAATCGATACGCGAGCTCAAGGCAGAAGTTCACTGGTCCGCCGTTGTAAGGCAGGTAGTTCTGCATCCAAGAGACGCCCAGGCCCACATCGAGATGCCAGAAGCCGGCGACGTATAACCCCCGCACCGCGAAGTTGTTCGGCACGTCCTCGCCCTTGAAGCTCGAGGTGCCTATGAGGGTCAGGTCGCCCTTCCAGAAATCGCCCGGGCGAAATCCCGACGGCCAAGTGAATCCGACATCGAGCACCGGCGCCTCGCCGCGCACCACCGCGCTGCCCGCGGAGATCTGCGCATAGCCGCCGGCCTCTTCGGCGTGGCACTTCGTGACGAAGGCCAGGATGAAGAGCGCCACAAATACCGCGACAACGATGGCGAGTTTGGGGTTGAGATTGAAAAGCCTTCCGAGCCAGTTCATGCGAGATCCTTTTCGAGTTTGGTAATTTCAGCGTCGACCGCCTGCAGCTGCTCGAACGCGCGCGGGTCGCCAAGCGTATGCTTCCGCACCAAGCGCAGTGACTGCTCCTCGAGGGAACGAATCCTGGCGCGCGCCCAGGCCCGCCGTTCTCGATCCTGCATTTCTGGATCCGCCGGCGCCGTGTGCGGGACCAGCTTTCCGGTGGCGATGTCCACTTTTAATTTCCGCTGATCGTGGTGGCCGTCGATCGCCACATGGCCAGACGGCGTGTTCTTGTCGACGACATCGTCATCGGATGCGGTGAGCTGCAGCCCGTGAAGAATGCCGCTCTCCTTGTGATAGAAGCTGACGGTCCTCATCGCTTGATTTCCCTGATCTTCAGGAATTGATTCTTCGTCGTAATAAAGCCGCCGCTGAATGGCGTGCCGGGACCGGCGCCGGTACCGGTGATCGTTACCTGCAGCGCGTAGGTGTGAGAGCCAGCAGACGGCGTATCGGTCAGCGTCATCGTGGCCAGGTGGTAGGCGCTGGCTACGGTATCGATCTGCGGTGCGCTATTGCTGTACTCGCCTTGGCCGGTGCTTAGGGCAACGCCATCACGCAGGACGACGAAGTCGAACGAGGTGAGTGCGCCGCCCGCTTGCTGCTGGCAGACGTAGTTCACAGACCAATCGATCGCTACTGGCGCGCCCGTGCAGGTCACTGTGCCGGAGATCAACGTCGCGCTTACGGGGCTTACGGATGTGTAGACCTGGGTGCCGGTGGTGCTGCTGGTGAACGCCGATAGAATCTGGCTCGCGGCGTTCGTGTTGAGCGCGCTGGTATCGATGATCGGCACGACGGAGCCGGGTCCCCAATCCAGCGAGTTCAATCCTGCGCTGTTTTCGAAGAATGTGGCGCCGGCGTAGAACGTGCGCCCAGAGGTACTCACCGTCCGGAACGAGGTACCGTTCTTGAGATACGTGACCGTCGAACCGTCGTAGGTGATCGCAAAGCGATCCTGAGCGGTATAGGTCCCGAACGTGCCTATCGAGGTACCTGATTCGAAGACGGTGAGAGTGCCCGCGGCACAGTAAATGGCGTAGTCGATCTCATTGTAGGTAGTGGTTGTTGGCGCCGGCAGCATCGAATCGAGCAGGCCGCACATGAGATGGTTCGTGGCATCGTTCGGTTTGAACACCACATTGCACGTCTTGTAGGACGCAATCGAAACGATGTCGCTGTCCCAGACTCCGCTCGTGCCCTGCGCCTTGCCAGCGAAACTGTCCGAAACATATGCTGCGCCGCGCGCAATGAACTGGGCGGCGGTTGCGGTGGTGCCGCTCTCAAAGTCGATGTTCTGAATAGCGCCGCCCGGCGTGTCGAACACGAAGGCGCCTAGGAGCGTGAGGCTTATCGGTGCGTTGACCTGCCGGATTACTGCGCCGTTATGCAGATAGCGAATGAACGATCCGTCGTAGGTGATCTGGCAGGTGTCGCCGGCGCTGTAGGCAATGCTCAAGCCTTGCGACGTGCCGTTCTCGTAAACGTCGATCAGCCCGGAAGCGGTCGTGTATAGCGCGAAAGGCAGCGATGCGTAATTGCCAACACCCGACGGCAGCGCGGTCGACAGGCCGCCCATGATGTACGCGTTCGTCTGGCTCGGCTCCCAGCTGAGCGACGCGCCATTGGAATAGGTCTTGTTGGTGACGATGTCGGCATTCCACGCCGCCGTCGTGCCGGTGTTCTTATAGCCACGATTGCCTGTGACCGTGCACCCGCCGCGGCCATACCAGCTCGCCGGCGTGATCTGGCCATTGTTGAGCCCGATGGTGTGCGCGTAGGCGGTCGCTGTCGCGAGGCTTTGAGTCTGCCGCCCATAGGAGTTGAATGCGCAGAACTTGAAATAGATGGTCTGGCCGGTAAGCCCTGGATCGATCGGCATGCGAAACAGCAGCTGATCGATGCGTGCCCATTGCGCGTTCACGGCATGTGATGCCGGCGACGTGCCGTACTGGCCGCGGCGGAAGGTCGACAGCGTGTAGGTACCCGACGAGATCAACGAGGCGGTCTCGTAGGCGACGAATTCGCCATCGACCCACATCAGCGTTCGCAGATTCTGGTAGTCGCTCGTCGTGCCGGACGAGAGCTGCTGCAGCGTGGTCGTCGGCTGATTCAGCTGGAAGTGCGGCGTCGAGGTGGTATCGGGATCCGCCACATTGGGGAATGTGGTCGCCAGCGTGCCAAAGCGTGACGAGTCCTGCATTGTGCCGACGGCCTGGTACGTGACATTGTCCAGGGACGCGTAGACGTTGCAGCCGCCGTAGGAACCCGCTGCGCCGGGGCCAACCGCACAGGCGAGCTCGAAGCCGCCGCCGGCGTCCGATAGCAACGGCGGCAGGTCGAATATAACCGGCGTGGCAACGCTCGGCGGCGTCACCGCGAAATTGGCGGCATAGCCCTGCGAAGCCTGGAAGTTGTAGACCGGCGCGCTGGCCGTGCCGACATACATCTCCTCGGCCGTGATCGTGAAGACATCATTCTCGTCGTCGATGGTCTGGGTGATCCGGACGAGCTTGTTCGTAATGCCGAGGTTCGCATCGGTGATCGAAACCAGATCCATCGGCTCGAGCATCGAGTAATCAGCCCGCACCGAGAATGTATAGCTATTCCGGATGTAGAGCTGGCGCTGTCCGATCAGCGTGGCGGCGAGCTGCGCCACCGCACCCGTAGTGATCTGCTTCAGCGTCATGTTCTGCATGACGCGCACGCCATAGATGGCGATGTCGTTGTCGTCCTGCCACTGGGCGACCGAGGTGTTATAGGCGTTCGACCGGTCGTTGTATTCGATCCGGACGGTGTTGTAAGTCTCCTTCAGCGACTTGCGCGTGACCTGCACCGGGTCGCTCGACTGCGAGCCGCCCTGCGTGTTGGGCAAATAGTCGTCGTCGGTGAATGCAAACTCGGGCGAGAGATTCGGCGTGTAGCTGTGGCCATTGCCACTCACCGCGGTGTCGGCGTACGGGATGACCTTGAGGATGCCCGCCGAATTGACGCAGTTGGAGTTCCCGATCTGCAGGAGCTCCTTGATGAAATCAGCCGCTGGCCGCTGCGTGTCTTCGTACGGACTGGTTAGCAACCCCACGGCCAGGGTGTAGCTTTGGAAGCTATTGGTGCCCTGAATGCCCGAATCGAGATAGGGGAAGTTCGCGCCGTGGTTCGGGTCGGTGCAGTAGTCCAGGAGCACCGCGGACATGTCGCAGTCCGGAATCGTGGGGTAGTTGAACTGCAGGAAGCCCTGCACTTCGAAGGTGTAATTGGGCAGCGATGTGGAACTGCCGAGCGCCATGTTCGCCTCGGCGACATAGGCGGTGTGATCGTAAGGGACAGCGTGCGTCGGGAAGTTGGAGGTCAGGTACGACCAGGCCGCTTGCCCGCCGGCGCCTGTGAAGAGCGTCAGGCCCAGGGCCGACAACGTCGTAACGTCCTTGTCTTTCCAGACGGTGGGAATGCCACCGATGGGGCCTTCGGCCAGGCCACACACGACGCTCGCGCTGTAGTTGTAGCTGGTGACGTTGCCGCCACCACCGCCCTTGCCGGTGTTGCTCGATACGCCCTGCGAGACGAAGTTCACGTAATCGAGCAGGTTCATCGGCACGCGCTGCTGCCCGTAAA